AAGAAAGAACACATGGGTGTTGTTCCTGGCATAGAAGAGTATGATGCAATGTTCAAGTCACTATCAATCTCTGGTGGGCCACTTGAAATGATAGGTCTAATACCATCTGAGTGATTCGTTTTTAAACAAATCTATATTTTTTTAAACCCTTGTAAGTCATTGATTTGCAAGGGTTTATTTTTTTACTTGACATTTAAAACGAATTATGTTAACTTAATGGTAGAGTTAATAAAAAGAGAGAATCAAATATGACAAATACAATATTTTCAACTTCTATCAATTTCGTCAATTTAGACGAAGATGGTATATTAGTATGCGATAATGCGATTGTTTCTCTGGGTAACATCAGAGGTACTACAAGAGCAGAATCAGAAGCTGCAGCTATTTCAACCTTTGAGGTATTAGGGTTGTCTGCTGACCAATTGATGTCGATTGAAACAACTGAGATAGAAAAATAATACTTGACATATTCTGTCAATGTGGTATTATAATAGTATAGAGTGATTCGTTAATAATATAGAGAGAGAAAAAAAACATGGCATATATTTCACAACAAGACAAAAAAGACCTTGCTCCTGCGATTAAGGCAGTTCTTAAAAACTATGGTATGAAAGGTACTATTTCAATCAACCATTACAGTTCATTAGTTGTTACTATTCAATCTGGTGTTCTAGATTTCACTGGACATTTTAGTCATGGTGATGGTTACATTCAAGTTAATACTTATCACATAGACAATTGGTATTCTGGAACTATCAGAAATTTTCTTAAAGACCTTGTAAAGGCAATGAAAGGAAATAAGTGGTATGACAAATCAGATGCAATGGTTGATTATTTTGATACTGCATACTATGTTGATATTAACATTGGAAAATGGAATAAACCTTATGTCCAAACAAAAACTAATCCTCATGTAAAGGTGGCTGCGTAATGAAAGATATATGTGAAGAATTTTATAACTATGTGTTTTCGTTTTATAATGACAAGGATGGGATTTATCCTATCAGTGGTCTAACCAAAGATATGATTGTCAGTGCAACAGACAAATATCTTACTTCAAAAAATTGTTCTTGGGGTGATGGTGACTCCGTAGATAGAGAAAAAGTACGAGATATAATTCTTGCAGATAATAATTTAGTGTGGGGTGTCTAATGTATAAATTTGATTTGTTTCTAATAAATTTTGGTTATATATGTGGTTCATATAAAACTTTAGAACAAGCCATAAAAATGGGTAAGAAAACTGGATTTCAGTTTTCAGTATATGAGAGTTTTCCTAATAAATTAGTATGGAGTAATGTGTAATGGCAAAACAAGAAAAGTTAACAGATATAGAAATGTTAAGTTATATGATAGAGTATTTGTCTGAGGATATAAAAAACCTAACCACTGAGGTTAGATATTTGACTTCTGAAATGGAAACCTTGAGGAATAATAAAGATGAATAAAGCACTTGCACTACTAAGAAATGTATATGATGATGATCATGGTTTTAAAATTACTATTACTGAACATAATGGTGATGTGCATTCAAAGTTTTATAGATGGGTAGATTATCTCAAGGCCTACAAATACTTTGAGTATGCATCACATCATTATATTCTGAAAGGTGATGAGAGAATTTACAAAGATGTAGACATAGAGATTGTAAATATATATGTTAGATAGACTTGTAAATTTTGCATTAAAAATGATAGTGTTAGGTATCACGATTTATGTAGGAATAGTAGTATTAATGTGGGGTTCTTTGATACTATTGTATATGTTAGGAATAATTTAGAGAGGTATAAATATTATGGTAAAAATAAAACGTAAAAGAAAACCAATGACTCCAGAACAGAAGGCAGCTGCAGTAGAACGTCTTGCAAAGGCGAGAGAAGCAAAAGGGCCTGCACAACATCAAAACATTTGTTCAGAGGTTCTTACAAGACCAGACGACCATCCATTATGTTTGAAAAATGTGAGGTCGTGGATCAAGAGCACCAAAGAACAAATCAGTTCACTTAGGGGTGAGGTCAGACGAGATGTAAAAGGTGCGAAAGCAAAACTCCATAGTAAAGAGGGTTACGTTAGAAATATGCAACACTATCTAAAACATGGTGATTGGATTGATAACTTCTATGGTGAATATGAGGAAAAGAAGGTACAATGGGTGACGATAAAACCAAGTGGAGTAATGTAATCATTGGGCCATGGGAGTCCAGTGAAAAATTACAAAACTCAAAACCACTCAAGGGTGGTAAGACAAGAGAAGAAATCGTTGCAGAGGAGATGGATATTATTGAGGGACTCTCTGAGTCCATTATGGTAAATCTTATTCATACTTTGAAAGAGAATGATATAAAGATTACATCTAAGGATTTTATTCGTGATATTGGATTCATGAATGAGGTTCTAAAATCTTTGTTGTTTAGAGAACTTGGATACAATCATCCTTTGTCTGATTTGATACCCTATATAATAGTACCCACAAGAACCAAAGATAAGAAAGATGTATATACAAAATTTAGAGGTGATTTGGTTATTGATTTGATAGAATATTTGGAAGGCGATATTGATGAAGAAGAGTGAAACATTTCACACTCCGTTTAGTCCAAGCATAATGGAAACGGAAGTACCAAAAAGATTTTTGGATATAGTAAATGAGATTGGTGATGAAGTTCTCAGTGACGATAAAAAATCTGCACAATGGGATTGGTCAAATCATCTCGTAGGTAAGGTGCATAAAGAAGTTCAGATACCGATAGTCAATAAAGAAGATGGTGACTATTGTAAAAATATTCTCAAAGATGCGTGTCTTACATATCTTAAACACATGATAAGCGTGAGTCGTGCATACATAGACAATAAAATTTTACATCACCCAACTCAAGGAAACTTACACCCTACTGAAGACAACATAAGCATAAGTCAATCTTGGATAGTAAGTCAATATAAGGGTGAGTACAATCCATGGCATCAACATAGTGGTCACTTATCATCAGTGATATATTTAAAAATACCAAAAGGTATGGATAAATTTTATGATAAGGAAATGGAAGACCATTATCCAGTTTCTGGCATGATACAATTTATGCAAGGTGATAAACAAAATCTACGAAGTGATACTCTAACATTTAGACCAGAGGTTGGTAAAATGATAGTGTTTCCCTCTTGGTTAAAACATTCAGTTTTTCCATTTTATGTAGATGGTGAAAGAAGGAGTATGAGCTTCAACGCTTATTATGTAGATAAAAAATGATACTAATTGATATGAACCAGATTGCAGTTGCAAATCTGATGATGAATTTAAAAATGAATAACAGTAAAACCATAGATGAAACTATGGTTAGACATATGATACTTAACTCAATTCGTATGTATAGAAAAGAACATCACAGTGAATATGGTGAAGTGGTTCTTACTTGGGATTCTAAACATTCGTGGAGAAGGGATTATTATCCAGAGTATAAGGCCAGTCGTAGAAAAGGTAGAGAAGAGTCAAACTTAAATTGGGATGACATCTTTGAAACTCTTAATAAGATACGAAACGAAATCAAAGAAAACTTCCCATACAAATATCTTGAGGTGTTTGGTGCAGAAGCAGATGATATCATAGGATTTTTGTGTGAAGAAAACAGAGATGAAAAGATTATGATAATCTCTGGAGATAAAGATTTTATTCAATTACAGAAATATTCAAATGTAACACAATGGAGTCCTATCACAAAGAAACAAGTCAATGGATTTGACCCTACTATATATTTAAAAGAACACATTTTAAAAGGTGATACAAGTGATGGTGTACCGAATGTACTATCACCAGATAATACTTTTACAGATGGATTAAGACAAAGACCACTGACCAGAAAGAAGATACAATCTTGGCTCGTAGGTGGTGGAAGTGATTGGAATGATGAAGTGAAACGAAACTTTCAAAGAAACTTAACTCTGATTGATTTAACACAAACACCAGAGGAACTCAAAAATCAAATAAGATTAGAATACAATAACGCACCACATGGTGATCGTAGTAAACTCCTAAATTATTTTATGAAAAATAAACTCAAAGAGTTAACTGAAAACATTGGAGAATTTTAAATGGCAGGAACAACACTACTATTTTCAGAAGTCCTTGA